ACTACATCAGCAGTATGTTGTAGGAACTTATTAACCAAAAATTGCTGCCTAATAAGTGAAATATCAGAACCCTCATCTAATCCCATCAATCTATCAGCTTGTCCAAGTTGTGTAGCTTCCATTTCTACAGACCCCTGGTTGTATGATGGTGCTGGCCCAAACTCAAACTCACCCTTCCTGCGGTAGGGAATAAGTCCACCTGGTTTCCAGTTCTTAGGACTATTACCAACTGGGTGCATGATTGGAGGTAAAGTAGCTAAACTGTTCCTATCTATTCTAGAATCTCTTTCTACTTTTACTTGATTTTGTATTCCTCTCAATAGATCAGGAACAGTTGTAGTGTCATAAAGTCTTTTGCTATCCTCAGATAGTTTTGTAACAACAACAGGGTAGTCTTCAAAACCATTGAGTAATTCAAACTTAGCATATGGTTTAACATCTAAACCACCTGTGTATTCCCTGTGGAACACTGTACAATAGATGCCTTCTGAACCATCAGTTTTGTCAATTAACCTTTGGTAACCATAAACAATCTCAATTAGATCATCTGTGGTGTATGTGTTATCTGAAAGTGCATTTGATCTATTGTTGTATGGCTCATCCTCCATGAGGTCATATGAAACACCTTTGTATTTATCAATGACCATCTCAACAAAATCCGGATCCCATCCATCAGTTTTAACCTTTGCCTCTAGTTCTTGTGCTGTATAGTATGTTCTCCAAAAACAATATGGTGCTCTCTGTGGATCAGTAACATATGGTGGAAAGAAAAAATCTCCATCTGGTGCTAATGATAACAACTCTGGTGCATTTACTTGTCTTTGTACTAATGGTAATTCTGCAGAACCTGTTTCCCTTAACTCTTTAATTGCCTTGAGTGCTCTCTCATATGTAGTGCCCTCAAGTGCCATTTGTAGTATTTCTACTACACCTTCATCTGCTTCCTCTGATTCAATAGATGAAGCTAGTTCTGGTGAGATCATTCTAATCTCATCTAAATTTAACCTTTGTAGAACTTTACGATCTTCTCTGTGCCAACCTACATATGAGATCATAAGACCTCTCTCTAGTAAATAGTTGGCTGCTAACTCCATTTCTTTGTCAAACCTAGAAATGTACCCAGAGGTAATCATCCACTTTAGGAAATTAGTAACAGTTGATGCTTTGCCTACATCATTTGGTTCTACTGCAAAAGCAGAAACATTAGATCTTTTGAGAGCTGCCATGAAGATGGATACCATCCTAGTGATTCTCTCATCAATAACATGTGCTTCCATATCTGCAGCACCTTCCCATGGAAATGCATCTGCTCCATGTTTTCTATGATCCCTTGCTTTACCAGCCCACCAGTTTCTCCGGTCATCATAACTAGTTCGACAAAGATCAAAGTAACCACCTAATTCTGATAATGTCCTTGTGTATGCATGTCGCAAAGAAGGCACATCAGGTTCATTTTCTAAATAAGTGAGACCCTTATCAATGTCAGGATTTTCCATATTGATCTTTAATTTTTAACAAAATGCTATATATATATCTTTTACTCAAACCTATTTTATCACACAATATACTTTGCTTCATTGGTGTTCTAGAAAGACCTTTACAGTATCTTACAAACATTTCCCAAGCAATAAATCTATCTTCATGCCTTTCTACCCAATCCCTATTGTTCGTACAATCTTGGTCTAAAGACTCTGTATGATTTTCCTGTGTCATCTTCTATTAACTCAATTTTACAATTCTTTCTTGGTGACATACCTGGTCTAAGTAATCTTGGTACTAATGCAGGAACTTTACCTAAACCATCTACATTAACATACCAATATCTTTCATTGTTGCATTGTTTTATTGCATATCCATCAAAAACCTTAGAAGTGATCTCTGGCACTACCTCATGTTCAGCAAGGACTAACTGACCCCTCTCATCAATCCATGTGTTTTTGCCAGCACCAGAAATCATAGATTCTTCTAAATTAGTTACAACTATGTTGTATGCTTGGTTAAAATCTAAGTTTAAATCTTTTGCTATTTGTGTTAATCTTTTTTTAGCCATTAGTAACCACCCTTCTTGTAATCTGTTGAATTCAATAATTTTTTATCAATGTGATCAGGGCCAGATCCACCATTTGCCATACATAGGTATCTAATAACATCAAAGAAGTCTTTAAGAGCTTCATCTGCTTTACCTGTTCCATTAAAATTTATTAGACTTTCTATTAGATTTCCACATTCTTCATGTATGTATAACATAGGTCTATTTGCTTTGTCAACATTATTATTTGGATTATATTGCAAATATCTGTCAATAGCAGCAATTCCTATATCCTGCATCTGTCCATCAGATGGTACAAAGGTCATATCATGATCATCAAAGATTGTGAATAAGTCATCATTGTTTTCATTCTCTCTAGCAAAATACCTAGAGTCACCTATTCTTTCAAAGACTTCTATACCCAAATCTGATTCTATATCTCTAAAAAATTCTGCATAACCTGCTACATCTAGACCTATTTTCTTAGATGCTGGCCCATATTTCCATTTTGGCTCTGCAAAAATTGCCCATTCACCATAGGTGTTGCGATCCGGAAACTCCTTTCTTACATATATCTCACCCTCTTTGTTTACTGCAGCCCATATAGCTGTGAAGTTCCTAGCACCTGCTGGGTCAACTACCTGGTACCATGTCCAATCATCTGGCCACTCAAATGAGGGAAACTTCATATCATACTTGTTTGGCTTTTCTGTTAATACATTTACCTCTGTATTAAACAATGGGAACAATGAAGTCATAGATCTTACAGGTATGCCATAAGCTCTAACCATAATCTCCTCTTCTGGTCTACCCATTAAGTCCTTAGATATTCTCTCATAACCCCCAAATGGATTCTCATCTGAGTGCAAATAGATTATATCAGCATCCCTATTAGGACTATACTGTTTTACAGGTAATGCTATATTATTAAGTAACTCAGCATTCTTAGTCTCTATGGTTTCTGCACCCTTGAGATATTCAGCCACAAATGGTGTATATCCATCAATAGGTGTAAAGCCAATGACCATCTTAGAGTTCCTAGTTGCTAGACGAAACCTAAGGGTATTAACTAGGGTGGCATCACCTAGATACTCATCTAACCATGCTCCCATATTTAACCCCTGTGGATTCTTAAACCCAAACTCAAAACCTTCCAATATAGTCTGATTGTTACTAAATTGTGTATAAGTCTTAAAATCTACTCTAGTCTTTGTATCCGGAAAAATAAATGACTGACCTGTAAAACCATTTTGCATAGAGTAATTAATGTAACCCTCCATACTCTTAGTCTTCTTCCTATACTCCTTAGGCATCATCTCCCACATTGCTGCTTGCTGCACCTTGATTGATGTATCTGCATTCTGACTAAAACATACAATGTGTCCATTGTTGTTGTTAATGGCTGAATCCATAATCATCTTTGCACAACCTGTTGTCTTACCAGATCTATTACCACCTAGTACCAAACACTCATTGTGTTCCATTAGACTCTCTCTCATTCTTGACCAACCATGCAAATCAAACCCATATCTAATAGGATCTTCTTCTGCAGCCTTAATCCGGCCCTCATGTGCCTCATGCAACTGAAGCAAAAATTTAGGATCATTCTGTGCTAACAGAATAATCTCTTCATCACTAGGTGGAATCAGAAGTGGATGTGGACTGAATACTATCTCCGGCATCTTTTACTATTGTTACTATATTGTTAATAAATTGTATAGAAGCATTCTTGTATATTGTGTTCTCTTCTCCTACTCTTTTCATCTCTCTTAGAAAAAAAAGTGCCTGGTCGGCACATTCTTTTATATCATCTATCTTTATATCTGTTTTACTCATCTGGTGGTTCTTCCTCTTCCTCAAAGAAAATAATTGTTTGTTGTTCTGCCTTAATGCATGTTTTTAGTCCTTCTGCTAATAATGCTTTACCTATTACCAAAGAAGGATAATCTACATGTATATCACCATCTGGTTCAAGTAAAACTATAACATAATTCTCATAGTGCTCACTTATTTGACCCTTCAAGTTGTCCTTAATGTTATCATCATAAGCACTCATAAATCTATTATATCAGCTTTTTTGATAGCTTCAACTCTGGCTTGTGCAGCCTTTATTGTAGCCTCATAATCATCTTGAGTGACAACTTGTCTATCCTCTGTTATCTTACTTGCCTCTCCTCTTGATGTCATAGCTTCCCTAAATGCATTAGCTTTTGCTATACTCAATTCCTTCAAATCCCTAAAGCTTACCTCAAATTCTGGGTCTACTTCCATCCTATCTCTTACCTTCTCAATAAGATCCTCCTCCAAACTACTTATATTCATATAGTTTTTAGCTGATAACTTACCTGCTAACTCCTTTAACTGTCCAAAATGATCTGCATAATCTACCAATACATTCAATATTGTTGTTCTAGCCAAGCCATATTTCCTTATCATTTGGGTCTGGCTTACACCTATACTATGAAGATAGATGATTTTTGCCACCTTATCAGGATCATACACAGACAAACTCTTTATTTTACTTACTTTCTTAACCTCAGAGACCTCCTTTATTGCCTCATTTATGTTAATTAATAACTCTTCTTTGTCTTCCATAAAAAAAAATTGAAATATTTATTGACTCTTGGCAAGTCTATTCAAATAATATGTTATTATTATAACACATAGTCCCCTTGGCAGCCTTTAAATGACAGGTGTAACACAAGGTAGAGTAGCTTCTAGATGACAAAAAAGCAAAAGCAAGCCAGCACAGATACAAAGGTCATAGGAATATGGGCTTTCTGCCTGGCTTATAGGTTACAATCCCTGAAATTGCATGAAGGATTGTTTAAAAAATATGCCTGTACTTATGGATAAACTGATCGTTAATACCTAGTCCGACACTTTCTGTGTCTAATTACAGAGCTTTGCTGCATGGCGAAGCTATGCCTGCATGTCTAGAATATAATACTCTTTAAGAACTATATTATAAAAGTTCTTATAGAAAATCCCTTGAACAAACCATTTTTTAAAGGGGTGGTTTATGCATATATATACAGGAAGTATCTGCTTTCTGTATACCCCACCCCCCTTCTTTTCTTTTTTTAATAGTTTGCTCACTTCTTTCGCAAAGCAATTTAGCTAGAACTGCTCAAATGTTCACTGCTTTTTTGTTCACTAGTGTTCAAATTTTCTTATTCATATCAACA